TTGGGGGGGGGGGGAGTGGGTGGGGTCGCCCGCAGAGCCTTATATGACAGATCCGCAGGGTTTTTCACTTTCCGATTAGTGCAATCGACTTGTCTAGTTCTTGCTTGAGCGTGTCGATGTCGATAGCCTCAGTCACTTGCTCTGCTCTAGTCTCGAACACACCTGATGCTTTAGCCATAAGCTCTAGCGCTCTGAGCCTTACGTTGATTGGGACTGAGATGTCCTCGCTATGCTTGAACCATTCATTCATTACGTATCTACGTGCCATGCGATCATCGTTAATGATCATCTCTTTCTTGGCTTGAGTGAGAGGTTGTAAAAGTAAAGTGATATTCGCATCTTCGAGTAAGTCGTTCACTCTCTGCTGAATCGTTGCGCTTGTCAGGTGGTCACACTTGAATGCACTCATATAAGCAGTGACTGGTGTCATGCCGTCTATGACATTGCTTGCGAAGTTAAGCTGACGTTTAGTTAATCGCTTGTCTCTGCCCGATGGTTCATCAGTCTCTTCTGTATGTAATCCATATGGCAATCCATTAGTCTTTGTCTTTACCTCTACTGACTCTATATATGACCGCCTCGCTTCGCTATCTTGCCCCCGCTTTGGTATGTTTACACGCTCTGTGTCTTGCGTATTTACATTCTCTTTAATCACGTCTGCCAGTAATTGCGCTTTGCCCATTGCATTCCCCTATATGTTTAAACAAGTACTTCACTAGCTCACATCATGAGCCTGTCGCTCCACGTTGTCAATCCTGTTTCTGATCTGTTCTTCCCTATGTCACCTATGTAAGTTAACTAGCTCATAGCGTGAGCCTCTGCTACCTACCATAGATTTGCCTGATCGTCTTCGACATTTCCCGCTTTGTGGCAAAAAAAATACATCAGTACTGTATATGCATACATACCGCTCAAACCGATTTAAACGCTCTTAGAGACGTTTTGTGTGCACATGAGGCAAGTGCATTGGAGCACACGTGAAAATGGCATGGTGAGCCTCACCCTTATTCTATAAGCCTCACAGGGCGGTCATCTAAATGACCTTAAAACAGGCTGAATTCTTCCCTATATATAGCGATCCGATTGTGGCAATAACCCTACAAATATTTGATAAAAGTGTTTACACATCAAATCGGAAAGTGTTTATACTCGAGTGTTGTTTGTTTTTTGCCTCCACCATATGGCGGTAGTCAGATCCCCTCCCATCCACTAGGGATCTGCCTCAAAGGGTTGCCTGACTTCGGGTGTGGAAAAACGAAGTAGCTAGACAGAATCTAGTGTTGCTCGGAACGTAACCGATGCTTAAATTTTGATTGCTAATGCAGATCAAATAGACAGATGCCTGACGTGATCCGTAGCGGTTGCGCTTATCAGGCTTGTAGGGTGTTTCTCATTGCCTGTTATGAGCGGGCAAGAGGATGCATCCCGCATCTACTTAGGAGGATTTATGACATATCTAGATCACATCAAAAATCAAGCACTTATTCGTCAAGCTCAGTACTACTTAAACCACGTACGTGATGCCAAGCATTCACAAGAAATTGGCTTGGGTTTGCTTAACAAAGCAGAGCCTAAAACTGGTGCTATTCCCGCTAACTTCTTTTTTTCACTCTAATCGGAGGCTTATATGTGGCAATTAGTCAATAAGAAAGAGGCATTGCAACGGTTCTCTCATTTCATTTTTGTCAACGGTGATGACGTTGCTATCGCCGATCACTCCCTTAACAATGTTGCCGATCCCGCATCGACAGATGACGGTCTCTTACTGTGGGACGGCAAGCTTGGCACGATCCGCACCAACTACGTCTTACTTAGAGTCAAGGGTGACCGAGAGTCCTTTGTTTCAGTCAGCACCTTGACTGCCTATCGCATTCAACAAGCCACAGGCAAGCAAGTAATACCCGATTAAGACTCATCTCAATGCCTCCCCTTGGGGGCATGAGGATGCGCCTTGCATCTAACTTTTATGGAGGGCTTATGCCTCGCAATTTCGTAGCTAAGTACGCAAAGCGTTGTGGTGCGGGTAGTCATACCGCCCGCAAGTATTCCCGCAAATCTAAACATCGGAGGGTGTATGAATAACCCTCGCACCATTTTTACGTTGTTTAAGCGGTCTCATGGCATTACAGATGAGTGGGACACCTTTTCAACCCTTGAGGATGCATTGGCAGAGGTTGCCGACTGCGCCCCGCTTAACTGGGACGATTGGTACATTGAAGTATCAATTCGCAAAATTATTTTTTCTAAGGAGGACGTATGACCCAAGAATTACGTGAGCAATGGCTCAACAATGCAGTCACATCAGTACGTGGTATTTTCCACGCTAACGGCTATCCGATCCCTGATCACATCAGGGTTTCGTGTGGTTTCCCATCAAAGCGGGCACGTAGTCTGTACCGCAATGTCGGTGAGCACTTCTCACCTGACGTGTCTGAAGATGCTACCCATCAGATCTTCATCTCCCCTGTACTCGATGATTCTGTCGAGGTTCTCGGTGTGCTAATGCACGAACTAAGCCACGCAGTTACTGGCTCAGGGCATGGCACAGAGTTCCGCAATTGTGTCAAAAAGGTGTGGCTTGAGGGCAAGCCTACCGAGACCAAGGTAGGTGTTGAGTTCCGTAGTAACTTTGCCCCGATCCTTGAATCACTTGGCTTGTACCCTCATGCCAAGCTTAACGTGGCTAGTAGCTATAAGCCACAGAGCACACGTATGCTCAAGGCGGTTTGCGGTACGTGCGTTGTCCATGCCCCTGACGGTACGGTCAAATCACAGTACACCATCAGGGTCAGCAAAGCTTGGGCTGACAAGGGTTTACCTACGTGCCAATGCGGTACGCAGTTCGTTTTATCTAACTAATTTTTTCTTGGAGGCTTACCTTGAATACCTTGAACGTACCTAAAATCATTTCTCTGCTCCCACGTACTGTGGTACAGGCGGTGCTTGATCAGCATGGCTCTAAACTTTCCCCGCCAGTAGCGTTTACTGGTGATCCAATCGTTGATGACAAGGCGATTACCGCCTTGATCACTCAGACTAATTCGCAAACCCCCGCCATTCTCACCCTTGATCAGGTGCGTAACACTAAGCCATCTGCTATCTCTCAGGTGGGTTTGCCTGATGACATTCGTAAGGCGGTCTATGACTCACAAGCCAAGGTGGATCAAGCCTTGGCACAAGTCGAAACCCTCCGCACGACTGCTGACAGATCCCTTGACTCTGCGTTGCAACAGTCTACGCAGATCGCCAAGGACTTCAAGACCTTGACAGAGCGTTTAAACATCAAGATCGATGCGGTAGAAAAGCCTGATGCCAAGGTGATTGAAGACACCATCCGCACCGAGGTGTCCAAGCTATTCGATTCATTCCGCAAGACCACACCGAAAGAGGTGATCGCTCAGGTTGCGCAGTCAATCCCCAAGGTCAAGCGTGCCAAGGTCAAGGACGTGTTCGATGGCGCACTTAGTTATGAGTACGGTGGCGAGACCATTTACTTCGGCAATATGGACATCGAGTTATGGGGTGACCCATCCGCTCCCGCACGTGTCGATGACTACGTGTTCGATCCTAAGCATTTGCATCAAGCCTTGGTTGCCTTGGACGATCCGCTCCCTGATAACGTGTGGCTTGCGGGTGAGCGTGGTACTGGTAAGACTGAGTTCGTGACTCAGGTTGCCTCCCGCCTCGGACGTAGGTTGTTTCGTGTCAACTTTGATGAGGCGATGGAGCGTGCTGAGTTCATCGGTGGCAACACCATCAAGGATGGCAACGTGGTGTGGAAAGCGGGTGTCATTACCCAAGCAATCCAACATACTGGTGCGCTGATCATCCTCGATGAGGTTGGCTTTGCAAGGGCGCAGTCAATCGCAGTACTGCACTCACTCTGCGAGCGTAGTCCACACCGCTCTATCGTTATTGCTGAGACAGGCGAGCGCATCGCAGTCGCATCGCACGTTGCGTTTTTCTGTGCCGATAACTCAAACGGTTTCGGTGATCAGTCAGGTAACTTTGCGGGTGTGCGTGATCAGAATACGGCATTCATTGACCGCTTTGGTTACACGTTGCGCTTTGAGTACTTGCCCTTTGCCGATGAGGTCTCGCTTGTTTCTAAGCGTACTGGCTTGCCAGTAGATGCCTCTGAGGTGTTGATCAAGTTCGCCACAGTCGCACGTGAAAAGGCTAAGGCGGGTGTGCTGACTCAACCGCCAAGCCTACGTCAGCTATTCGCTTGGGCACGTGCCATTACCAAGGGTGTGCCTGTCGGCATCGCCTTTGAGAATGCAATCGTTAACAAGTTCCCCGTTGACTGCGAGGCTGAGTTACGTGGTGTCTTCTCTGCCACCATCGATGTCAACAATCTCAAATCTTTTCTTACAAAATAAGGAGGCTTTATGTTAGCAATCAATGCTAAACGTGGTGTCGAGTCAACTGTCGAGCGGGTGTTCAACTCGACAGGCAATGCATTCTCCAAGCTACAAGTCTTGTGGACTGGATCGACTGCGGGCATCATGTTTAAACGCAATAGCTATGGCGTAGATGCCAAGATCGTATTCCCCGCCATCGATGAGGGTGCGGAGATGAAACGCACCACCTTTAACAACCTCATCGGTTACGCAATCCACGAACTAGGTCATGCGTGGTTTACATCCAATGAGCCTTGGGATAAAGCCCGCAATGACTACGGTCAATTCGTTGGCAACTTGATCAACGG